CTCTGACGTGAACGCTCAGGCGATCGCGGTTTATAACGCATACAACCCAACCACGGCGAAGGGCGTGGCGCTGGATTCTGCGGTCAAGGTCAACGGCATCACTCGGCAAGCCGCTTCACACTCTCAAGTTGATCTCCGGATCGTCGGCCAGGCGGGAACGCATATCGTCAACGGCGTAGCCCTGGACGAGGCAGAGAACAAGTGGAATCTACCCGCGGACGTCGTGGTGCCACCTGCCGGAGAAATTACGGTAACCGCAATTGCAGCAGAAGAAGGCGACATCCGGGCACCTGTCGGGACTGTCAACCGTATCGGAACGCCGACGCTCGGCTGGCAAACCGTTGAAAATATTCTTGCGGCCGAGCCCGGCGCGCCGGTGCAAACAGACAGCGAGCTTCGATTGCAGCAGTCGAAATCGACCGCGCTCCCCAGTGTGTCTCTGTGGGAGGGTATTATCGGCAGTCTGCTGACCACGGTCGGTGTGCGCCGTGTGAGCGGCATTAAAAACGATGGCGATACTCCGACATCGGAAGGCGTCCCCGGACATTCGATCGCGATGATCGTCGACGGCGGGGAAGTGGCTGATATTGCGAAAACGATTTTTCTAAAGAAGGGTGAAGGCGTCGGAACCTATGGCTCCACGTCGTACAACTATTTGGACACTTACGGCTTCCCCAATACGATTAAATTCTCTCGGCCGACAGTCGTGCCAGCGTATTGCAAACTCACGATCTCGCCGGCCGCGGATTATCTCTCCAGTGCCGAGGACGAGATCAAGGCTCGGGTCGTTTCTTACATCAACTCTTTGGACATCGGGGAATCGGTAAACATTGCCCGGGTACTTGCCAGCACTGTAAAAACAGATGCCGGGGTAGTGGACGAGCGCTTTAGCGTTGAGGCCATCACACTCGGCCGCTCGGCTACAGCGCAGGCCGCTGCCAGTCTCGCAATTGCGTGGAATGAGGCAGTTTCTTGTGCTCCGGAAAATGTGACGGTGGAGGTGCAGACATGAGCGATGCAAATCGTTATACCGAGTTAATCGCCGGAGCGCATTTTGACAAGCCGCGATACCAGCAATTTATTTATGAGCTGACCGAGCCGCTGAACGAAGCAAGAAAACGTTTGTCGGTTTTTTATAAGCACTTTGACGTTGACACTGCTGTAGGCGTCCAACTGGACGCGGTCGGCGTGCGTGTCGGAATCTCCAGGCGCTTGCCCATGAAGTTGGTCGGTGTCTATTTTGCCCTAGACGACGTTGACGGCGTCGGCTTCGACAAAGGCGTCTGGAAGGGCCAGTTTGACCCGTCCGACGGCATGGTGACGCTTGACGACGAAACTTATCGCGCAGTGATTAAAACGAAAATCCTCGCAAATAAATTCGACGGCAAAAACGAATCGGTCCCCGAGTTTTTAAATATCGCTCTCGGATATTTCGGTGTCCCGGCAAAGTTGTTTGATTTCCAGGATCAGCAGAATATGCACGTGGTGATCAATCTCACGAAAGCGGAGACGCCGCCCATCGCTTGGGAGCTCATAAGCCGTCGCTTAATCGACATCGTGGCGGCAGGCGTCGGCATGCAGATTGTCGACAACGTGCCTTACTTCGGTTTTGACTATGAAACGGCCTCGATCCAGGGGTTTGATTCCGGTCACTTCTTCCCGTTTGAAAACTAAACATTCATTTATCTCAAACAAGCCTCGCAATTTTGCGGGGTTTTCTTTTTGGACAAATCAAATGGCTGAATACGATTTTAGAATAAACCAAGGGGCGGATTTGACCGTCCCTTTTCTTTTGCTTGACGAAACGGGGGAGGCGATAAACCTAGCCGGATACACGGCCGCGATGCAGATTCGCAGCAGAGTGTTTTCTAAAGATGCTATTGATACGCTTACTTCGGAGAATCGACGATTGGTCATAGATGATAACGAAGGCCGAATCACAGCAAAGTTTCCGCACAGCATAACAGAAACGTACCCCGCACAAGCATTGGTTTACGACATTGAAATCACGTCCGCAGAAAACGAAAGGACGCGAATCATTCAAGGAAAAATCATTGTGAGTGCGGAGGTGACTCGTGTCTGACTGCAAATGCAATGTGACGGTTGTTGTTGAACCGCCAAAAGAAATCATTGTCGAGGCAAAGAAAGAGGTTTGCCTTCCAGTCGTAAAAGTTCTTGTCCCTGGCATACAAGGCCCAAAGGGAGACAGAGGACCAGCCGGAGAAAATCAGCCACTCGACATTGATCCATTACAAACTTATCTAACTGCTAGAGGAAATTTCTAAAAATGCCTGCTACTACTCTTAATCAACAAATCCAAGCGCTCGCAACACAAGTCGGCTCCGACGTAAAGACGCTAATTGCTAAACAGGGCGATCTTTCTACGTTAACAACTAGCCAGAAAGCCAGTCTCGTTCTTGCGATCAATGAGCTTAATTCCGCAATTTCGCAAATAGACCCGTCTAAAGTTATCGAGGATGGACAAACAGCCGCCGATACGACGTGGTCAAGCAATAAGATCCTGAGTGAAATCACGACGAAGTGTAACGAGGTGAAAACCGCATTGCTCGGTGGAGCAGGTGACGCTTACGACACGCTCAAAGAGCTCGCTGATTTAATCACAGACAACAAAGAACTAATTGACAGTCTGCAAGAGCTCGCAGGCGCTCATGTTCGTTATGACGCTGCTCAGGAACTTTCTCCCACACAAAAGACACAAGCCCGTAGCAATATCGGCGCGGCTGACGATGCGGATTATCAGACTACAAAAGGGCAGGTCAATACGAATAAGTCCGCCATTGGTACGCTGACGAGTTTAGCCACAACTGAAAAGACGAACCTTGTCGGTGCAATTAATGAAGTGAAAACGCAGGCAGACAAGGGCGTATCTGATGCCGCTTCCGCCCAAACAACCGCAACTGCAGCTCAATCGGCTGCAATCCAAGCTCAGACAGAAGTGGACGCATTGGAGGCTGCCATCGGTGCCACCGACACGGACTTCGTAGCTGTATACACCGCTGCCCGAGACGGTGAATAAGAGCGAGGTGCACTATGGCGACCTTGCAGAAACGAATCGAAGATCTTGCAAGACAAGTCGCTCTCGATCAAATCGCTCAGGATATTGATAACGAGCAGAAGTTCGCCAGAAAGGACGATGTCGTCTCGACTGAAGCGATCGAGCGATTGATGACACTAGAAGGGAAAGTCGCTCGTTTAATTAGAATCTGCTGGGTACAAGAGGAAGTCAAGCCTTTGACCTTGCAGGTCTCGGATGAAGCGAACAACGATCCGTTTTTAGTCCGATTGAGTAGCTTAGAAGAGAAAGTATCTGAGCTAATCGAAAAAACTTGGAAGCAAGAAGCTTTTTAATTTTTAAATATCAAATTTCTCTCAAACAAGCCTCGCAATTTTGCGGGGTTTTCTTTTTGGACAAATCAAATGGCTACTAATAACATTCTCAGTTTTTGCGCCGGCGCCAATCCTAATGTATTAACTCCTACTGCTTGGCAAACGACGCCAGCACGATCAAGCGGTTTTGTTTCAGGTATCGCACGTTCTTCTCACGTTAATACAGCTGTCGTAGGCGGCGCAAACATCGCTCACGCAGTCGGCGAATTTATCAAAAATCAGCTTAATGAAGATGTAAATCCTACCGACGAAACAACGCTTGTAAGTCAGTTTTTACGCGCTCTACAAGTTTTCATTCAGAAAGGGGGAGCGTGTCCTGTGGGTTCGATTATTCCGTATCTTGGAGGAGACGTTCCTTACGGTTGGCTTTTAGCGAACGGAGCTTCTGTGCTCAGATCGCAGTACGACAAGCTGTTCGCCCTGATCGGGACTAAGTTCGGCTCAGCTGACGAAGCACATTTTAATTTGCCGAATCTGCATCACCGCTTTATCGAAGGAACCACAACGCTTAGCGAGGTGGGAAGCTACGTCGAAGCTGGCTTACCGAATATTACAGGGAGATTTTCAGCCTTAGGTGGAGGCGAAAGCAGTGCCAACGTCTCCGGAGCGATTTCTATTAGAAATTCGCTTGATAGTAATCTTGCTGGTTCAAATGATGCTTTTGTTGAAAGGAATAACGACTTTTGGCTTGATACTTCTACTGTAAATGGAACCTATTCAAACCATATCGACACGGTTCAGCCTAAATCATTACGCTCGTATTTCCTAATTCGTTACGCATAACGGATAAGAAAGTACACCCGCAAAGAGGCTGGCTGGACGGTGCTAGAAGCTCCAAATATCGCTGTGCCATTGTGCAGATTAAGCGAAATATTTCGATATTTCGCGGCTGGTGGTGTACCCGTTTCAAAGTTTCGACTAAGAAACTCGTCCGACCACGATAACGCTCCTAACCCTTCCTGATCGGCACCGGTTGCGACGCCTGTAAGTTTTCCGGCGCTATTCGGGAATTTTCGTTAGTCTCTTACGCGCCCCGTCTGATATAGCCGGAGCGCGGTTTTTATGCTGTGCTAGGCACTAGCCGATTTTTTCGGTTTTTTCGGCGTCGGCGCCCGTCGTTACGGAGTCTGTCTTAAAAATCTGAGCACATTGAGCACACTGCATAATGTGCGCGTGCCAGCGAAGCATTATTTGAGAGCGTGACGCGAAATAATCGCTTCGTTGATAAGCGCGCACGACCTGCGAGCCGACCGTGTGCGCTAAACACGCCTCAGCGATTTCGCTAGGCACGTCGTTATCTGCGAACCACGAACGGCCTATAGAGCGCAGACCATGAGCGACTAGGCGGTTACGAAATACGCTTTGTTCGTGTAGCCATTTGGCTAGAGCCTGCGAGCTTATCGGTTTATTCGCGTGTTTCGCGGGAAACAAATAAGGCGAGCGTTGATTAACGCGGTTTTTCTTTATCTCGTTTATCAGGCTTATGAGATATGGAGTTAGCGGTACACGATGAACCCGCTTCATTTTCATGAACTCGGCAGGTATCGTTATCGCGTCCTCGTTAATCCATTCGAGCCTAATCGATACAACTTCTTTAGGACGTAATAACGTAGCCAGCGAGAAATAGAAAAGTAAGCGATATTTCGTAGGCGCAAGAGTTTCGATTTGACTAACGACTATCGGAAGCTCTTTCCAATCGATAGAGGGCATGTGTTTAACGCAGGGAACCGGAAACACTTTAGTTATTTTGGCTAGCGGATTCGATTTTAGGTATCCAGCATTAACGCTCATGTCGAATATTTCACGCGTTCGCATTAGCAAACGTTTGACAGTCGATAACTTACCCGATTCTTCTATAGGCTCCATGAGCTTAATAACGATAGGCGGCGTAATTGAATCTAGCTGACGACTGCCGATTTTCGATATGACGTATTTTTCGAGTCTTAGACGTTCGTCGCGATAGCTCAGTATTCGACCGCGTTTTTTCGAGCACCAAAATTTAAAAGCGTCGCGCACTGTATACGAGCCGCTCGGCTCTAGTTCTAACTCTTTCTTTCGTTGACGCGCCAACGCTCTAGCGTGCTGGAGCGTGACTTCAGGCCAGTGGCCTAACGTGATGTCAACGATTCGCCCATTTTGTGGGACACGTAAAACCCACGATTTAACACCCGATTTTTGGATTCGGAGCGCTAATCCATCCTGATCGGTTATCTGATAGCGCTTGTCTTTTGCTTTTAATTCTTTAATCACTTTAGAGGTCAGCATGACGACTCCTTCTTTGCTTCAAGTCTTTACATACGACGCCGACGGCTTTTACGCAGACGGCTCTATCGCTCAGCGTAACCCCCAAAATGAAAACGAATACTTGTTCCCGCCTGACTGTACTACGGTGGCGCCGGCTGAGAAAAAGAACGTTTTCTTTAAGATCAAAGACCGTAATGACGTAAACAGCGGATGGGACGAAATCCCGTATCCGTCAAGCGCCGCCGAATTGGTAGGCGTGCAGGTTTCGCATACTTCTCGTACAGCGCACGACAACAAAATGCGCCAAATTCTTCAGCAACTCGTAGCCGCTGAACCTGAGCTGTATAAAGAAGTCGCAGTAAATGACGAAAGCGGTAACAAAATTGCTACTACTGTCGAGGAAATTCCTCAGCCGACAGAAGAAGAAAAGCGCGCTAAGAAAGAAGCCGAAGTCCGTGCCAAGCGCGATTATCTGATTTCTCAAACAGATTACTTGTTACAGCCTGATTATCCGATCTCTGATGCTGACCTGGCCAAAATCAAAGAGTACCGTCAGGCACTGAGGGACGTGCCTTCCCAGGAAGGTTTCCCGGACAATGTCGTCTGGCCGGAGGGGCCTGAGTACAAAGTTCTGCGCGCATAAGTAACAGCCTATGTGGGAGAAAATTACAGAGCTAATCTCCTCTCTCCAGCCCGAAACGATTAAAGACACAATCGTCGCGATATTCAGCTGTGCCGGCGGTTTGATAGGCGCGCTCATGGGCGACCATCTTTATCTGCTGCAGTGGCTTTGCTATTTCGTGGCTGCCGATTGGCTGACAGGTTTTTATGCGGCCAAAAGAACGAAAACGTATGCCTCTGCCGTTGGGCATGCGGGGCTCGCAAAAAAATTGCTGATCATTTTTGTCGCCATTGGCTTCCACGGGGTGGATCAAATTTTAGACATGCCTTTCATTGGCGTGTGGGCCGTGGGCGCTCTGGCGATCAATGAGCTGATTTCGATACTGGAAAACATCGAGAGGGCCGGCCACGGTTCGATCATCCCGAAATATATCCGGGAAATGCTCGACATCGTTCGCAGAGAGCAGGAAAACAAAATCAAATCCAAGTTGCCAATAGGAGATAAAAATGAGTGAGCATTTTCAGCCTAAAGAATTTGCCTCTAAGGACGGCAAGCCGAGCCCGTACCCGTTGGTAGTTCAGCAGGGTCTCTATGACCTGCTGGAAATGCTCCGGGCGAAGTTTGGGAAGGCCATCTATATTAATTCAGGTTATCGTTCGCCGGAGCATAACGCGGCCGTGGGCGGCGTCAAAAATTCCTACCACGTTCAAGGCATGGCGGCCGACATCCGACCGCGCCATGGAAAAGACTTCGAGAAGGAGCTGGGGCGCCTAAAGATCATTGCTAATAAAGAATGTCCGGGAGGCGTCGGATTTTATAAAAACTTCGTTCATGTGGACTTCGGTCCTTACCGACGCTGGAATGGCTAAATGAATCTGATCAACTTAATTAAATTTGGGGCGGCTGCGGTCGCCCTTCTTTTTGCTTACTGGATCGGCGTGCAGGATGGGCGCGATTCGGAGGAATTGAAAAATGCGCGCGCTCAAATCGTTCAGCTTTCTGAGACAGTTAAGACTTATGAAGCCCACTATAAAAATCAGGCGATTGCGATGGCCGAGTTGCGTGTTTCTGAATCTGCTGCTCGGGCTGATTCTGACCGCCTGCGCTCCCGTATCGCCAACCTTGAAAAAGGAGCCCGAACCGCTGCCGATAGAGACGCAATTCGATGCCTCCAGCTGGGAGCAGAATGTCGACGATTATTGCAGGAAGCTCGAGGAGTTATTAACTACTGTAGAAAAACGTTTGGCGGAGAAAATACCCGGAACTAAATAAATGAGTGTGGGGCATTTTGTGGGGCAAATTCTTGAAATCTTCTGAAACCCGCATAAATAAAGGGTTGTTGGCGGAAAGGGTGGGATTCGAACCCACGGATGAGGATCGCTCATCGCCAGTTTTCAAGACTGGAGCATTCAACCGCTCTGCCACCTTTCCGAAGAAGAACTGAATTATACGCAATTTCGTAAAACAGGCAAATTATTAAAGATCGGCAGGTATCCTGACGGAATTTTTTGAGGAATTTTCTCAGTCGTCTGACTAAAGTAGCTCTAAGGAGGTTCGAGAAGGATTAGCTCTGGGTTCTCGAATGAGAGTAGGAGGCTTTACAAGTTGTCCAAGAATTCCTTTGCCTCTGATTCCAAAATATTGTCGTTAGATGGTCATTCTATGCTGTCGCATAACAGTTCAAAGGCATCACAGTAACGATACCTCTGACGATCATTTCGTTTGCCCTTTCCATGGTCATTGCTGTTGTTGTGGCATTGATCCAGTACTCTAAAGTTCCGGTCCTTCGCCACATTTGCCGCTTTTACGTTTGGGTGATCAGAGGAACACCGCTTCTTGTCCAGTTGTACGTCGTTTTCTTCGGACTTCCGAGTATCGGCATTATGGTGGATGCCTTCCTTGCAGCTGTGATTGTTTTCTCAATCAACGAAGGTGCCTATAACGCTGAAACGATCCGCGGTGCGTTAGAGTCGGTGCCTCAGGGATAGATGGAAGCTGGACGCTGCGTCGGCCTGAATTATTTTCAAATCATGTGGCACGTAGTTTTGCCTCAGGCTTTCAGAACGGCTTTTCCTGCGCTGGGCAACTCGATGATTTCAATGGTCAAAGATACTTCTTTGGCGGCGAACATCACGGTGGCGGAAATGTTCTTTCAGGCTCAGAGAATTGCCGAACGAACCTACGAAACCATGGCGGTGTACATTGAAGTTGTCATCATTTATTTAATTTTCTCGACGATTCTTGAGTACATCCAGCGCCGTGGAGAAAAGAAACTCGGCAAATACGGCTCAAACTAACGATTCATTTTTGCAGTCAAAATAATGGAAAAAACCGATCCGCTCCTTCGCATAAGCCATGTGAGAAAGTCTTTCGGCACCTTGGAAGTCCTGAAAGATATCAGCATCGATGTTTATAAAGGCGATGTAGTTTCAATTCTCGGACCTTCCGGCTCAGGAAAAACCACGTTGCTTCGCTGCATCAATTTCTTAGAGAGGGCAGACAGTGGTTCCATAACGCTGGACGATACAACAATAGATCTCAAGGCTGCTACAAGAGAACAGGCCTCAGAGGTTCAAAGAAAAACCGGTTTTGTTTTCCAGAACTACAACCTTTTCAGAAACAAAACTGCGCTCGAGAATATTACCCCTGGCTTGACTTCCGGCAGGGGCGTGAGCAAAGAAGACGCCAATAAAAAGGGCATGATGCTGCTTCGAAAGATCGGTTTGGAAGACAGAGCTAATTTTTACCCCAGCGAGCTTTCGGGCGGCCAGCAGCAGCGTGTCGCCATTGCGCGAGCCCTAGCCACAGATCCTGAAATCATTTATTTCGATGAGCCGACTTCCGCACTGGATCCGGAATTGACGGATGAAGTCTTAGAGGTAATGCGTCAGCTTGCCCGAGAAGGCATGACCATGGTTGTCGTGACGCATGAAATGAGCTTTGCGCATAATGTATCTAACCGGGTTATTTTTATGGATCATGGTTTGATCGTTGAAGAAGGCAGTCCCGAACAAATATTCGAACATCCGCAAAACGAACGTACGCGTGCTTTCCTTCGTTTAGCAAGCGGTTCACAGGAAGCGCAGCGCTCGGCATTGGAAGCTTTCAAGAAACAGCGTGAAGCGGAAAACGCGATGAATTCTCTTTAATTTTTAGTTATTGAATAAGATATGACACATAATTTTAATTCTTTGGTTAAGTTCGGCCTTGGCTTGTTTATGGCCGGTTCCGCTTCTCTTATGCTTGTCGGCTGCGATAAGGCACCGAGCGGCAATTCTTCGTCTGCCTCTCAAGACCACTTGGCTAGGATTAAATCTGCAGGCGAACTAAAAGTCGGTCTAGGGGGAGATTGGCAGCCGTTTTCTTTCCACGATGAAAAAGACAAGCTAGTCGGCTATGACGTTGAAGTCGCTCAGAATTTAGCAAAGAAGTTAGGCGTTAAGGCCAAAATCGTAGAAGGTCCCTGGGACGGTCTGTTTGCCGGCATGGATTCCGGAAGATACGACCTCGTGATTAACGGGGTGGACATTACTCCGGAAAGAGCTAAAACCTATGATTTTTCTACGCCTTATGCCTATGACCGTACTGTTTTGATTACTCGTTCTGACAATAACGACATCCATTCTTTTAATGATCTGAAGGGCAAGACAACGGCGAACTCCATCGGTTCGACTTATCAGGAAATCGGTGAGAAGTACGGCGCTAAGGTTAGCGGCGTGGATACCTTGGCCGAAACCCTCCAGATGGTAAAGAACAAACAAGTCCAGGCAACGATCAATGCTTCTACTTCTTTCGGCGACTACATGAAGCACCGTCCGGACGAACCCTTGAAGATTGCCGCTACGATGGGCAAAGCAACTGAATATGCAATCCCGCTGAAGAAAGGAGCAGACAACGCTTCCTTGAAGAAGGCAGTCGACAATGCTCTTCAGGAGATGAAGAATGACGGAACGTTGTCCAAGCTATCCGTGAAGTATTTCGGCTCAGATCTGACCACGCCTAATTAACCACTTAGGCTGTTGAATTTCATTTCTATTTTGGACGGGGCTTCTTCAAAAAGAAGCCCCGTTTTGAATCAGTTACGGCAGTCTCCTCTCCGGAAAGGCTTACATTAACCACATCAAGAAAAAAAGATTTTTCGGAGGAAAAAAAATGAAAAAATGGGTTCTTTTGGTTTTGGCCGCAGTTTTTACGATCGGCATCTCTGCTTGCTCGACCGTTAAAGGTGTAGGTCAAGACGTTTCAGCGGTAGGCAACGATATTGATACCGCAGCAACAGCTGTTCAGAAGAAACTGTAATTCAGGCCCGTTTGTTATTGATTCGTTAGA